GTGTCAATTTCATTTGGGTCTAAGATTGGGTTGTCATAAGAAGTAAAGTGCCATGCTTTGTAAGTCTCGTCGTCACCTAGCTCTGCGTATTTATATAAGTCGTAGAAGTGGTTGCGACCCATAGGTGTTCCTATAAACATGGCACAACCCTTTTGGTCAGCCAAGGCTGGTCTTAGGATCTGCTCAAATACGTCAGGCTTCATGTCTGCGTACTCGTCCAACACAAGGAACTTAAGCGACACACCACGCATAGTCTCTGGTCTGTCGGCCCCTTTGAGGCTTATGGTTGCACCGTTAATTAACTTAATCTGCAAGTTGTTAATGTGGCTGCCTGAGATCACAGGGTGGCCTAAGTCTAACAAGGTCTGCCACATGATGTCACGTGCCTGTCCCTGTGTTGGCGCTACGTAGAACACGTGGCCTCTTTCGGCCTGCAAAGCGTTTACAATCAGCATCCATGCAGCAAGTCTGGACTTCCCTGTACGTCTACCTGCTGCTACAATCTTGAATCTAGTGTCGTCTGCCCAGACCTCTTGTTGCCACGGGAGTAACTCAATGTCTAAGTCAGTTGCCATTAATTAGTTGTAGTTGTTCAAGAAAGAAGGCTGGTTTACTAAGTTAAAAGTAAAGGCTACTTCCATGTCTCCTGAAGATGCAGCCTTTGCTTTAACTACTTCTCCCTGATGTAAAACAAATATAGGTGTTTCTGATTGACCACCTAAGATTTCTTTGTTACCTGCGTTTATCGAAGTACCGTCAAAGAAGTACATTTGGTCTACACCAGCACTATTTTCCCACCAGAGGTCTATGCTGTTCGTGCTGCCACCGTGGTTTGCAACAAAGACATACGTGATGTGTAAAATAAAGCCATTAGGAACAGTGAGAACTGTTGTCTCAGCGTCGTCAGTCAGTGTCTTGTGCTGTGTGAAAAACATTAGGAATATACCCACATTACAGGAGTTGTACCGCGTGTATCCACATGGACAAAGGACTTAGCGATGCCTATGCCCGTGAAGCCAAGGGCTAAAGCCTGCTTAACTATGTCGTATCTTTGGGATGCACTGGTAGCTTTGATGTCTGCTGCGATGCCTTGGGCATGGGTCCCCGGAACTTCCTTGGCAGCTTCAATAGGATGTTCTATGGGGTGTCTATAACCGCTTGTTATGACAAACGGGAACCCACACCCAGCACGTAAACGATCAAGCTTCTGTAGGAACTCCGGTTCCATCTTGTTTTCACCAGTGACTTGGCAGTTGAACTCATCTAATGTAAAGTACTTAAGACTCATCCACTACTTCTCCTTCGATAACGTCACTAGCGTCGCTTACGTCTACAGTACCAACACCAGTAATGTTGATCTGTATGGCGTTTCTACCACCGTCCTTCACTACTTCTCGCTCAAATGCACTTACTGGCAACATACGGTCCATAATTAGCTTCCAAGCAGAAGCCTGATTCTTATGGTCGTGGTCTAAGGCAGCATCAAAAATAGTCTCAAGGACCTTTTTAGACTTAGGGGAAGCCAACATACGAGATTTGTACTCGTTGATTATAGCGGCGTCACCCTTGGGTCTACCCACTTTACCCTTGTTACCGGGTTTTACAGCGGCTAACTCTGACTTACGGGGTCTGCCACGACCTCTCTTTTTAATTTCAGTGGTCATAACACAAATTGTCCCTAATTACAACAATAGTATAACATAAGTCTTCACATAAGTCAAGCTATTTATAGCTTAGTAGTAGCAGTAGTAGTAACACGAGTGAAATCATGGGCTTACACGTGTTTAATTAAGGCTCCTTTTTCCTAGTTTTCACCTTTTTTGTGCTTGAGTGGCTACTACAATTGTCAACACATGTCAACCCCCTCCCCCGGCCTAACATTGGCACGACTTTTGCATGTCCAAAGTTGGCACGAGTCTTGCTAGGGCGCAGAGTTGGCACGAGTATTGCATGGGGCAACCTGTGGATAACTTGTGGATAACTATTGGCACGACTCTTGCATGTCCAATGTTGGCACGTGTTTTGCTTGTGTTGCAACATTCGTGCCAGGTCCAGAGTTGGCATGGGTTTTGCATGGGGTGCAACATTCGTGCCAACACGAGGCGCGCCCAAGGTTGGCACGAGTCTTGCATGGTGTGCAACATGTGTGCCAGTGTGCATGTTGGCATGGGTTTTGCATGTGTGAGAACCTAGGTTGGACCCTATAGAGTCTCTAGCGCCAAGCACAACACAAGGCACAACACAAGTAACATCACGAGTTTATATAGTGGTGCATCACTGTAAAAAATAGTTACAATTAGGCTTGCAACGGTCGCCCAATCTGTTAGAGTTAGCACATCAATTAATTATATAGGACACCACAAGATGACAATTAGACTTTCTAAAGCTGGCAAGATGCCATGTAGATCATGGTCGCTACAGGCTCTCACGACTTGCCCCGGTAGCATAGGTGACAAAGGAACACTCGTGGATGCCTGCAAGGGATGCTACGCGACACAGGGTAACTATCGATTCCCCAATGTCAAACAGCCACGCGAATCTAATCAGAAGGACTGGAAACGTGACGCATGGGTTGATGATATGGTGGCTGAACTAGACAACGATAGATACTTTAGATGGTTTGACAGTGGGGACGTGTACAGTCTAAAACTAGCAGAGAAAATACTTGCGGTAATGAAGGCGACGCCATGGGTCAAGCACTGGCTACCGACGCGGATGTACAAGTTTGCCAAATTTCGCGCCGTGTTTTCTGAGATGGAATCCTTGCCCAATGTTGTCGTGCGTTATTCGTCCGACAGTGTAACAGGTGAGACGGTCAAGGGACGCAACACAAGCACGATTGTGTCCAGTTTAGACTCTGGCAATAGTAACCTCACGGTTTGCGAGTCTAGTACCAGAGAAGGCAAGTGCGGCCCCTGTCGTGCCTGTTGGAATCAAGACGTGTCCGTGATAGCATACCCAGCACACGGAAAGACAATGTTAAAATTAATCAATTTAAAAGAGGTGGCATAGCATGAAAATAATGAAAGCTTCGAGATTCTACGGCGTAGCAGAAAGCGGTTACATTCTAACGACTAAAAAGTGGCTAGTAGACGTACACATAGGCGACACTCTAAAGTTTTACTTCAGCGCCGCGAGAAGAGAACCGGAGTACGATTTAGGTGCCTATGCCTGTTTACATTTTGCATGGTTGCGTTTAGGATTGACAGAAAGAGAATAAAATATGAACGAATTGATAAAAGAGTATTTAGCACTGGTAGAGCGTACAGTTAAAACGAATGATATATTCGCATACCAGAAAATTGAGCAGATAGAAGCAGAGTACCCAGAGATTGTTGACGCTGTTTATCAATCGGCTGGTCCTTTGTCCTATGATTTCCACAACAATAGAGTGATTAAACAATGAAAACAGAAAACCTATACCTAGACAGTGCCTTTGGCGACTGGTTGCGCCAATGTCCTACAAACGTAGAACACAATTACAATGAGCTGAACGTAGACCTACACGGTACGCGAGTCTCTGTCTGTTTCAGTGTGCCAGATGAACAGGAGACAACACAATGAACCTATTTTACGTTGAGAAGGAGCCAGTAGCAGCAGCACAGGCCCTATGTGATAAACACGTGGTCAAAATGATCCTAGAGACTGCTCAAATGCTCAGTACTGCTCACAGGCTGTCAGAGACCCCACAAGCGCCTTTTGTGTACAAGGTGACCCACAAGAACCACCCAAGCACAAAATGGCTCAGATCGTCTCAAAATGCGTACAAGTGGGGCCTAGAGCACCTAGAGGCCCTGTTCGCAGAGTATACCTATCGATACCACAAGACCCACAAGACAGAAAGGGAGAAGTTGCAGTATTTAAAGGTGGTCCCTAGAGACCTGCCACAAGCGCCTTTTGTTGACCCACCGCAGTGCATGTACGACGATTGTCGAGGTGTTGACACTGTGGTAGCCTATCGGGCATACTACCGCACAAGGCGCAACGAAATAGACATGCGCTGGACCAATAGACCCATGCCTGCATGGTTACAACAAAAGGAGACAACACAATGAGCCAGTTACATCTAAGGATGCGATTTAAGGACCACGAGTACCACACAATACACGATGGGGACTTGATCCTGTTCAATCTGGAGGACTACCAGCCTTATGAGCCAGAGAATTGTTTACACGAAGCATATCTGTTCTGTGATATCATCATAGACGATAAACCTGTCGACCACTACGCTCTAACGGCGAGCCAGTACGACGCAATGACCG